ACCACCGCCACCGCCGCCGCCAGTGCCGCCTCCAGTACCACCACCGCCTCCAATAGTATCTACGGGAACATCTACGGGTTCATCTGGGCTAATCGGTGTGTACTCACCTGTAACTGGATCAATAAACATTCTATCAATAAATGCTTTTTGCGCTGGTCTGCGTCTGCCAAATTCATCTAGCGACTCCTCAAACAAAGGGGCAGATGAATAACCTCTTATGCCACCTGCAAATGTTTGTGCCTCTGGCATACCAGAAACACCACCTTGAGCAGTTGGTGTTCCAAAAGCGCTGGCTAACTCTTGAGTTCCAGCAAATGATGCCTCTTGCATAGGTGTAAACGCTGCAACGTCTGGGCCGTAATAAGGTGTATACCCTATCTGGCTAATGTCTTGCGCCCTTAAAAGATTGCGTCTTGCAGCATCTTCTATGTACTGAGGTACTTCAACGCTTGAAGTTGTTGATCCGCCTTTACCGCCTGACATTACTCAATCTCCTTAATAAATGATGCGTGCATTGGCTTCCAGCCGTGTTTTGTTAAAGGTTTCTTCCATCCAAAACGCCCTGTTATCGTTATAGCTTCGCATCCTTGTGCTTTTGACCATGCTATCACATCTTTGTGCATATCCAAAAGCTGTTCCATTTCACCACCACCTAAAAACACATTTAACATCTTTTTTCTAGGATATACCACAATTTCTGTCACTATGCACCCCTTTGGAGAAGGCCACAACTGCATCTTGCCAGAAGTGATACCATTAATCACATCAGAAAGGCTATGCGTACCACCAGAATATTCAAGCGCTGCCTCTATCCAAGGCTGGCATCTGTCTATCTCGCTTATTTGTGACATATCATTCATTTAATTAAAACGTACTCAAAGCAACACGCTTCCAAATGGCTGTAGAACCATCATGTGAACCTGTGCAAATATATATATAATTTGTATCCCAAGCGATCATATTAGCGACATCACCAGCAGCGCCGACACTTGAAGCTGGTGCAGCTTGCTGTGTTGCAACTTGCCGAAATGCGCTTGCAGAAGAAACAACAACATATTTCTTTGTTCTATCCCACATAATAATGCCATCTTCAGCAGCCGTTTCCCCTCCCGTTTGCTGAACAAGCGCTGATCTGGTTTGACCCAGAAATATCATCAAGCGCCTACCCCAAGCCTGCCAATCATTGCCTTTTGGCTCTGGTGCGCGTTGTTGTTGTGTCATCTACGCCCACCTGAAACTGCGTCAAGCCTGTTAATGCCTACACGCCAATCAGTAAAGCGCTGCCCCTCGACACGCATTCTAAACTGCCTACCCGTAAATCTTAAGCTTGTGGGGTTGCTCATGCTAAATGGGCCATGACTGCGCTCTGTTCCGTTTGGATAAAAGCGCGTTTTAAATGTTGCATTTACATCGCCCTGGGTTTTCTCATCTGGGAGCATCTCAACAATACTTGCCACCTGATCTCCTGTTGCGAAATAAATAGGTCCAGTTTCTGCAAATGGTGTAAGTGAACCGTAGTCTAGCCCAACCTCATGCTCATATAACTTATAGTCATCTGCATCAAACATTAAAGGCTGCCTAAACACGCCACGATCAAACCCTGCAGTGCGATTAATCTCACCTATGTGCCATGTGTTCTCTATATAATTATAGGCCACATAACGATCATTTTCTGTATTGCCGCCACTAGGGTAAAACCACCAAACCTCACCAAACATGGAGTTGGACATGGCAAACACCTTGCTGACTTGAGCACGGTTTATATCGTTAAAAACATAATCAGAAACATCGCATGGTATTTCTTGAACACCACCACCGCCATATATGTAGAATGAGTTTACGCCCATCCACATAGCACCAATATCAACCACAGCACATGCTTGTTGCGCTGCAATACCGCATGATGTGCCTACACGCTCAATGCCATATACATATGGTGGGCCGACGTAATTTGCGACATGAGCATCTCTTGTTGTAAGTAGCAAGGTTTGGCCCTTGACTGTATGGCCTGTCATAAGCTCGCCAGAAGTCTGTAGCTCAAGATCACCTGCCTCATTTGTAGATGCTGCTGTCCATAGATTATTATTCTCACGATCAGACCACTGCACTTTGCGAGAATTGCCACCTGCACCAAGGCACATAAGAAATCTTTCCTCAGTTACAACAATGCCTTTATTGCTTGTTGGTGCGTTGCTAAGCAAAGCTGCAGGGTTACTTGTGTTGATCTGCCACTCATAAACCTTGCCATCATCTGAATTGTTAGCAAGTAAAAACTCGCCAAACGGCTGCAAGTTCCACGTTGTCGCTGGGTCGATCTTTGCAAAGTCAGGCCGCGCAACGCCATAAGCGTAGCTGCCATAAAAACTACCGCCATACCCAGTAAAAGCATTAGCGTCTTCCCTACCTGCCGTTAGCCCAACAGGGGTAATGTCATGTCGCACGCCTGCTTCTGTCCAGACGTAAAGCTTGTTGTAAGAGCCTGCTGCAATGTAACGATCACCTGCATTTGTGATCCAACTAAGCATACCACGCATTGAAGCATTACCTGCTGTGCTTGATCTGCTTCGCCAGCCACCAATCGGGCGCATAACCCCGTCATGCCAGCGCACAAGGTTCGCATCACGCCAGCGCCCCCTGCTTTGTAAATCAGTGCCATTGCGATAAATTCCAGCAGGGATGTTAAGATCAATCAAAGCCATAAGCGCACCTTTGTAATCGCGTTGCCTGCAATATAACACATTGCTGTAAATATGCAAAAGCCCAGCGCAACTGGCTGGGCAAATGCGTGATATGTGTGTGAGTTACTCAGCCGCTATTTCTTCTGCTGGCGGTGACTCTAAAGATTCCGCAAGTCTTTGCACGAAAGCTTCCCTGCCAAATGCAAGCTGATCCAGATTAAATTGTGCGTTGCTCAACTTTCTATCTAGGTCTTGTATGTGATTAAGATATGCCTTTTGCGTATCCGAAAAGATTTCTAAATCGTACTCTTTTTCATTGACTGTAATGGTGTTCTTTTCTTTTTTTGCCATTGTAAGTCTCCTTTCAGTTTAATTTATGCAGTAAATGAATTAGCCGCAGAAATAGCTGCATCTATCTCTGTGAAACTTTCATCACCCCAATCTTCTAGGGCTTTCATGTGAACGAGATAACCGTTGCTTCGAGCCACACGCTCTTTCTTTTCGTCATGAGTCATGTCATGTCCAAAATCTTCACTAGTTGCATCACTGCCTTTGTTATGTGTAGCGATAACACTAGTAATTACTGACACACTGCCCAACATTGCTGAGTGGTCTTGTGCGATTTGATCAGCTTCTCTTGCCATTTTATTTATCCTTCTAGTTTTGCAATGTTAATATTGCCTGAGATTGAAATACGTTCCCCATCATTGTCATAAAAGGGAAACACCTGATGAAGCATGGTTGATGGAAACATAACCATGTAACCTTCTGCTTCTTTTTCCATGTTGTAAGCAAAGGTTGATACCCTGCCCAACGTATTTGTGTAACTAAATGCAAAGTTAGATATGTGATTATCTGCATTTGAGTTAGCACAAATAGGAAGTTTCTTTTGTTCTGCGTAGGACGTAGGTATCTGCATCCATATTACAAAGCTGTATACGCCACTGTGGTCATGCGGTGGGTTAAACTCATGTTGCTTCTGGAAGTTGACCCAGAGGCTTTCTAAGTTCCAACCCTCACCCTCACGCATTGTCTCACGCCAAGGTGCACCATAAGCCTCAATATGGCTCTGAATAAACGAGGGTAGTAGCTCACCAACAAACCCTTTGAGTAAAGGTGAGTCGCCATCTAACCTGATAGATTTACTGATGTTACCTGCGAGTTCAGGCTTCATGTCCTCTGGCTGTTCTCGTGCTTCGTTTACAACTTTCCATATGTTGTCCACAACGTCCTCTGGGAGTTGCCCTTCGACAACCCCTACGTTTGGAAAGTTTCGTTGTATTAAGTCCATGCTTAACCTTCTAGGGTTGCCACTCTTGCAG